GCTCTTCTTTCTTTAACTCTTGTTTCTTTAGTTCTTCGTCTGTCTTAGGAGCAATATCAAACATCTTATCTTTAAATTCTGTAGGATAAGTATCATGTTTGTGTCTAAGATGAATAGGTGATAAGGCGTCCATCATATAATCCATACCCAATGTCATCCAGTCTGGAAATGCAACATCTGTCGGTTTTCCTATAATCACATTTTCAGGTTGAAGTTGTAAATCTACGGTTCTTAACTCAGTAGTGCTATAATCACTGCCAGAAAATGTAATACCTGTAACTAATGGATTGATTAATTCAATTTTTTGAAGAGTTCCTGTGCCTGTGTTATTATCTCTGAGATGAGGATTGCCTTCAACTTTATCAAGATTGCCAAAAAAGTGATATATTGTTAACTTTTCAAAATGTTGATGATAATACTCGTGTTCTTGACCTGGTAGTCTTCTACCATGATTGCCAACTCCTGTTAAAACATATTCAGCATTTGCACCCGTTACATCTCCCATAACATTGTTATCGAAGAACTTTCCATATATATCTGCAACAAAATCAAACATCTTACCACTAATATCATCATACATTGTAAGTGATACTTCTGGAAAATCTACACGAGTAGGTACGTATATCCTTTTACCATATTGGTCAACAGGAAAACTAGATGTTTGTATTGAGATAGGTGATACTGACTTTGCTAGTACTGAAATATCCTGAAGATTGTTTTGGCTATTATCAGAAACCGTCTTGACTTCTATGAACCATAAATCTGAAAGTTTGGGAGCGTTATCGCCTATTAAAGAACTTGGGTCTCCTCCAAATCCAAACCTATGTTTTGCGTTAGAACTATCGGCCAGAACTCGTCTGGCCGTATTTCCCTTACTTTTTCTTTCAAACGACATAGCGTTTGCTCCTTCTGATTAAGTTATTAACCAGCCGCTGAAGAATTAGAATCAAAATCCATTGAAGGCATTAAGTCATCATTCAATATAGCATTGTCATATTGAAGAGTTACTGTAATTGTGACTGGGTCTGAAACTGCGTAATCAGTTTGTGAGTAGTCTGCATTCGTAATGAAACAGCCTTCTAATTGCCATGTCTCAGTTGCGTCACCAGAGTTACCATCTAAGATTTCAATCAATGTTGAAAACTTATAGTTAGTACCTGCTGAAGGACCTTTTTGATTTCTGTGGTCTAACTGTGACTGTACTTGCTTGCCGACTAGTTTAGTTAGATTGTTTGCGATATCGTCACGCAATGTAATTGTGATTGGTTCCCAAGTGTGCTTACCCATAACATACATACGTGAGTTGTATGAATCTAATGGAATTGACTCATGTGATACCTTTGGACGGGATACATTCATAACCTGTCTTGTAAATTCTTGTGAACTTGTACCAATACCACCAAAACCAGCAACTACTACACGGAATCTATAGTTAAGTTTTGGTTGTAATATACCAGTTCCGACTGCATCACCAGAGTCTGTTGGTACACCAAAATTGTTTAATGTTCTTGCCATTTTCTCTATCTCCTATAATTAGTGTTTGATTATGGTTTTAACACTAGTATTTATCTATTTTTCTAAAAATTAAGTCGTTAGTTAATATGAACCTAAAAATCTCTTATTACACCCACATTTACATCCTGCTTTGCAGTCACAATCTATCTTTTTATGTCCACATGAGCATACATCTTTTTGAAAACTAGTATAAGTGGCTTCACTTGCTCTCGTATAAGATGATGTTCCAAATCTAATATGACTTTTATCTTCTGGTTGATAATCATTATCATCAACCCATTCAATTTTCTCTGGATTATGTGTTCGTTTTGAGCCACAATGTGTACAGAACAATTCTGTTGGAACCCATTTGTCTGATGCCGCTACTGACCAAAATCCATTACATGATTGACAAGTGAAATGCCAGATTGTTTCTTTATAAACTTGCATCTTCTAACTCCTCTAAATCTTTTTCTAAATCAGCAATCAACTTAGTGAACTTTTGTTTATCAGCACAGTCTTTTAACATAGCACTGTGTATGTTCTTGTAATTAACAAGTAATAGTTCCATAGTTTTTTTACTTAAATGCATCTTCTGTTTTTGTCTTAGTCCACGGTCCTCTATTCATATATTTAGAACTAACTGCAACTGTTTTACCAAATAATTCTTTTGGAGCAAGTATCATAATGTTATATTTTTTATTAGCATTATCAACTCCAGTTACTTCAATTTCTATTTTATCATATTTTTTACCACCAAAAGTAACATCATGTCCTGTCATAAACTGATGAACTGCTTCAGTTATTCCTTCTACAATTTTATAATGGTGACCAAGATAAAATTCTACTCTATTTTTAGGAACTTTTACCATTTTATCACCCTTTCTAAGTGTAACGAATTCTTCATCTTCATTTACTGATGTAGATATAATAACTTCTGGCATTTTCATACTAGAAACATCTTTACCTATGCTGTCTTTGTATTCTTTAGCAAGTTGGTCTTGCTCTTCTGGATTGTCGGTTCTATAAAATTTGTTTGCTATAGCCATATCAGCAACAATCATATCTGATGGTGCTTTTATTAATGTTGGCTTGTAGTGAACTATTTTTTTGAAATCTTTATTTGTTAAACTGTAAAATGTACTTTCCCATTTATCAGGATGTAAAGCATACATACCGTTTCTTTCTGGTACTATATCTGCTAATTCGTCATTACCTTTGTGAAACTTTCCTAAACCCGATAAATGAACTAACATTCCATCTTCAACTGGTTTCTTTAGATAGTATTCTAATCTACCTCTTTGTGTGCCTAAGTCTGAATTCTCTTTTAACAAGTCATCTTTTGTAGCAGTAAAGTTACTTTGCTTCCATTGTTGCTTGAGTTGTCCAAGTTTTGCACCCATTTCTGGTCCTGGATTCATACCTTTTGCAATTAAATCTGCTCCTGTTACAGGAAAATCTGGCACTTCAGCATCAATGTTTACATCTTTGCCTTGTAAAGTTGCCAGTGCTGAAATTAAATCTTTGCTAATTCCATCGGCAATCATATCTTCTACTTTCTTTTGGTCAAGAGAATTATTTTTATTCTTAACTAAAAAGTCTAACAGAGCCGATTCGTTGTTACTTAATCTCCAACGTTTTACTATATCTGTTGTGTTACCCATTTGTGCTAATGCGATAATAGGATTGCCTTTATCTTTTACTTTGTTCAAGTCGTTTGTTGATAATCCTATAACTTTACTGACACCTGATTTAGTCATATGAGTTAAAACGTTAGCAACATTATTACCTGCAAGAACTTTACTCATTTCTTGCCATATACGTTCAGAACTTATATTCTGTAAACCTTTTGCGTTTGAACTGATTGCTTTTAATGTATCTTCGTTCCAACTTGGTGTTGATAGTCTACCTTGAAAACGGAAGTAACGTAGTATACGTAAGTAATCTTCTGTAATTCTTTCTTCTGGGTCGCCAACAAACTTACTGACTTTATCTTGTAAATCGTCCATGCCATCAAAGTAATCAAATACATTGCCTTCCATATCCATGCTCATAGCATTATATGTTAAGTCTCTGCGTTTAGCATCTTCTTCCCAACTCTTAACAAACTCAACTTCAGCATGTCTGCCATCTGTTTCTTTGTCTGCTCTTAATGTTGTGATTTCAAATGGTTCATTATCTAGGATTGCTGTGATAGTACCGTGTTCTAAACCAGAAGGTATATGTCTAATATCTGCTTTATCAAGTATTGTCATCATTTCGTCTGGTGTGGCGTCAGTTGCCAAGTCAATATCTTTAGGTGTTTTACCCAAAGCAAGGTCTCGAACAGCACCACCAACTATTCTTAGTTCGTATTTGTTGCTCTTAAAGACTTTATCTAACTTTTTGATAGACGAATTTATAACTGACTTTACGTCTAGTTTTTCTTCGTGTAATATGACTTCATTAATACGCATAACTGTATTTATCAGTTAGCATATAGTTGCCCATGAAAAACCCCTCACTGAGGAGGGGTTTTAAACTAAACCTTCTAGTCTATATTATGCTAATGATTCGCCAGTGTTACGAATGCGTAGTGGGATGTAAATAAATTCAACAGATTTCGCTGGTTGAATTGCAACATCTACCCATAATTCGTTTCTGTCAATTCTTGCTGGTGTGTTGTTTGACTCGTCACACACTACTAAGAAGTCATATAAACCTCTTTGTGTAACAAGGTTACCACAGAATCTTTCAACTGCATCTCTCATGTTGTCTCTTGTAATCTTATCGTTTTGTTCGAATAAGAATGAACGAGATAACTGGTCTAAGTTGTGACGCATATGATTTGTTAAACGAGCAACATTGATTCTATCCAACGCACTTGAAGTTGCTTGTGTTGTCTTCTGACCGAACACTGCCATTCCTTGTGCTGGGAAATCTGCGATTGGGTTCATTCGTGCTGTGTAAAGAACATCACGTTGGCCTTCACTCAATTGAACTTTAACAAACTCATCTTCTGCGTTTACATAACCAACTTGTGTTGCGTTAGAAACTACACCACGAGTAAGACCCGCTGGAGCAAACCATGGATATGATACCTGGTCTGAGAATGCGATTGTTCTTAGAGCAATTGCTGATGAAGGTATAACTACATCATTACCTGACAAGTCACTTGACAAGCCGTGTGGATAATAAATTGCCGCGTATGTTTCTGCTGGAACATTTGCATCTGACCATGCTTTCATTGATGTTGAATCTGATTTCAATGTCATTGGACAGTCACCAATTACGAATGCGATTTCTTTTTTATCTTTGTTCAATGTAATCATTTCGTCCATCAACTCGAAGTATCCTGGAGCCGCGATTAGATTGAAGTATACTGATTCTGAACGAATTCCAGTATTTGAAGATATAGATTCTTGCATTGCTTTTACAACTATGGCTCTTTGAGCATCTGGTCCGAATTTACCTGAACCATCTGCGTTAACACCTGAAGCCCATTCCCACTTACCGCCAGTATATTTCTTAACGTTGTAAGTAGAGTAGTCCATGTTAATCATCAGAATGTCTTCTGGATATAAATCTGGATTCGCTGTAGAGGCATGTGCTGTTCTGCTTGTTGCTACATCGTTTGCATCATAAGGCGCATCGTGTGAATAGTGACTGAACACTAGTCCATTAGTAGATGATTGGTCTGCGTTGTCTAATTTGACCCACGCTGAGCCTGAGTGGCGATATACTGTAGGATAAGGAACTGAGTCACCGTCTACCCAAATATCACCTGCTACTAGAGCCGATGTTCCGTCTTTACGATATGCTGGAGCACCTGAAACTAATTGTAGTTCGCTTGGCGCGGCGCCATTTGTATCTTCTGACCACGCATTCTTTACCCATGTCATGTTTCCACTAACATTTGTATTTTTTAGAATTTCTACGTTAAGGTCAGCACTATACCAATATGTACCCTCTGCTATTGTACCTGTAATCTGTGTTGAACTTGCTTGGTAAGACAATTCTTCCCAAACTGATGCTGATACTGTATCATCTGCTAAACCAAATTTAGCAAAGTCTGATGTTGAAGCAGAGATGTTTAACTCTTTGCCATCTGTCTTAGTAAAACGAATTTTGTTTGAACCGAACTTTTCAACTTTAACATTTGCTGTATTTAATGTCGCATCTGCCTGCATTTCTGTAACAACTTCATCTATGTCTTTAGCACTAAATGTTTTTGTCACACCTTCTACTATGATAGCGCCAGTGATTGACGATGTGCTTGGAAGAACACCAGTAGTAAGAACTGACGTTGTTGCACCTGTATGGCGTCTTAGATTGAAATAACCAAAGCCATCTGTTACAGAATACTTCGCATAAACATCTCCTAGAGATGCCAAATCTGCTGATGCTAAATCATCTGAAGCATATGTTGGAGCCTGAACTGTTGTAAATAAGCCTGATGTAGAATTATAAACTTTCATATCTACATCTAAGCCAGAACCTGCTGTCGCTAAACGAACATAAATGTCGCCTGCGCCTGAGTTTGTAGTTGTATCTGATTGTTTAGTTGGGGCAAATGTAGAGAATTGAAAATCACTTCCGCCGTTACCTGCTAAAACCCATGATGAACCAACTTTTTCATAATATGAAACTCTTGCAGTAGATGTTACAACTGCGAAATCGCCTGCTTGACCAAACGAATTCGAAGGAGACGCATGACTGCCTGAGAGTGCCTCTACGTTTCCTGTTCCTGGTGTGTCAGTTAAAACATGAAGTGTTTGTGTTGCCCAGTCTGTTCCGTTATGTTTGAATAGTCCGAATTTTGTTTTTGAAGTGTCATGCCAGTATGTACCGTTAGTAATAACGCCTGCTGGTGATGTAGTTGATGCTTCTAGTTCTGATAAGTCAACATCTGCACGAATAACATATGCGTTATTTGAAACTCCTAGATATTGATATGCCGCTAGTAGACCATATTCACTTGTTTCAGCGCCTTGAACTGCTGAACCGCCAACTGAATAAAATTTTGGTTCGCCGAATGTTTCGACCAACTCTCTCTGTGATGATACTAGGTAGGCAACTCCTGCGTTTGCTGGCTTTGTACCAGCCGCTGTTGCACTTCCTGAGGCATCTGCTTTGTTACTTGCTGTCGCAATAACTAATAATGGTAGAGTGCCTTGTGTAGCCGCCGCGTATTGTGATTCGTCACTTACGGTTACAGCAACTCCTGGTGATACTAATGTAGCCATAGTATTTTCTCCTGTTTGATTGTCTATAATAATGTATTTCGCTACATGTATTTAGTCAAAACCATGAAAAAACACTGTTTTTGGGGTTAACTACGTAGACAACCCTGTTGAAACTTTACTATATAAGGACTCTATAGTATCGTCATTTTGAAGTATCAAGTTAAACTGATTATCTTTGCCTATCCATCGCCATTCGCTTTGATGAACTTCGGGATGGTAGTCATTCATTAATGTTGAGTCGGAATGTTCGTTATCTTGTATCGCATATCCCCACCAAGATGGTAGTTCGCCACGCCTAACATTCCAAACTTTTCCATTTAAAGATTGTATAATTTTTATTTCATTTGCAAATCGCACATCAGGAACGATATACTTATTATCAGGATTATTGATGATTTCTTGTTTGACTAGGCTAACCCAAATACCATCATAAAAACCATTACGCATACAGTCAGTACCGAATTCTTGTAGAACTAATCTAGGTGTGATTTCTCTGCCAGTTTCGTTAGTCCAAAATTGGTCAACAGTTTCACGCCACTCTCTGCTCTCTACAGTATCGCCTTCTAACATAGCACGGTCCCAACCGAATACAGTTGCAACTCCATCTTTGAGTTTGTCTGCGAAACTTAACTTAATAAAATTGTGTTCTTCGACTAGAATATCTGCTACTGTGCCTTTGCCAGAGCCTATTAGTCCTGTGATACCTATTATCATTTGATTTCTTTTTCAGTTTCGATAATATTATTATACAATCAAATAGACTGAATGTCAACCGTTTTCTGAGTTTATATCTCGGGTTTTTAAATCTTTCATTATGGCTTCTTTCATATCATCAGTATAATCAAGCCAATCGAATATTTCGTTCATATGGCGTTTACAGCCAACACAGAAATTTAGTTTATTGTATTTACAGACACTAACGCAAGGGCTTTTTATAATAACCACTTAGCCAATCATAACACCTAACGGTGCAGAACCATCGATATATAGTTTCAATTCAGTTTCTAATTTCTCTATATCTACTGCGGCATCTGCTTTCAAGGCATCGCCATTCAAAGTAACACCACCCTGTGCGCCTGGAAGAGCAGAGAATTTTGAACGAGCCTCGCCAATCATTTTCTTACAATATGCTAGTGAGTAATCTCTCATCCATGATTTTAAATATGGGTCAGTTAGTAATTGGTCTTCTGAACGTTCTAAGTAAACATGGAGCAATACCATTTCGTCTGCTCTCATTTTTCTTAAAAGTTTAATTTTGTGGGTTAGTGGATTCCAAATAAATTGGATATCCTGTGCCGCAACTCTGTTTAGAGTTTCACGGTACTGAGCAAATAATTCGTATGTTGATATTCCACCAACGTGATTGTTCATAAAGAAATATGAATTCGCATATGCTAATTCAAATGGGTCCATATCAACACCAGCAGATATGCCATGACCGAATGAACGATGATGTATCTTTTTAACTTCTGTTATTTCTTTAGGAAGTCTGTATTCATCAACATCTTTCTTTAGTTCAATAGTGTAAAAATCTTCTTCTACAGCATTTTCTGAACGTTGTCGTATTTTATCTACTGAAATATCAATTGCAAGGTCATAGTGTTCTGGGTCTAGTTCGATGTCAACCATACCATCACCAAGTAACAGTCTAATCTGCTTAATTACATCATTTTTTATCTTATTGCGTTGTTTTGCCATGCTTGACCCTCAAATACGTTTATAATAAACTACTTATAACAGTATTTATCAAAAAACTTTTATAATCAGACTATGGTCATTAAATCTTCCGTTCATTTTAATCTCAACACTATTAATAGCATCAAATTGTTTCTGTAATGAACGTTTTGCTACTTTCTTAAACGTTGGTAACTGTTCAATTGGCTTACGCAATGTCTTCTGGACGCTTGTGGTTGGGTCAAAACCTTGAATAGTTGTTCCTTTTACACTTAGACCAGACCCGTCTCTTTTTAGTCTCATAGGGTCAATATTCTGAGCGTGGTAAATTCCTAGTTTTCGTGTCTTAGAGTTGTATACGATAGCGGCATTTGCCCCTATCAAGTCTGCTGGATTGACACTAATTGATTTTGTCTCTGGATGATGGTCAAGATACTTGAAGTTCTTAACTTGCTTTTCGGCACTTATTATCTTCTTCTTACGAGGCTTTCTTGTCACTTTGCCTTTTAATACGATATTGTCACAAGCATCCATAATAGTCTTGTACATCTTAAATTGGTTCTTTATGACACTTTTAGATAGATGTGAATAACCTTCTTTAAGTTGTTCGTGCATATCTTTCTCAAACTCTGTCATACCTTTAGTACTAGGAGGATTTATAAGTTCAGAGAAATCATCAAATGTCGGTTGATATAATGATGCGATTACCTTGGCGTGATTTGGTTTAGCACCAACAATCAATAGCATTCTCTGTGGGTCAAATTTTGTCAACATTGACGCTGAACCATCAAACTCTTCAATAAATTCATCAATTTCATCAGACATTTCTAAAGACTTATTAAATAAAAGTTGTTGAATTGTGGGCTTATACTTAGTAGAAACAATTTTTTGCTCTTCTTTTTTCTCCGCCTTAATTTTGCTACCCACTGATATAATAACCTCTAGTTCTTTTCTAACAGAATCAGAAGCATCTTGCATAGATGTTGATGCTATGCCCTCCATTGTTTCAAAGTAGGCTGGAATACCTTCATGGTTTTCTGGCATACCCCTGGACAATGCTCTTACATATCCTGCAAGAGTACTTTTAGTTCTCCAGTCTTCGGCAGCCTTATATGACTTGATATCTTCTTTAGTGTAGTCATTGGCTTTCATCCAATCAACAACCCAAGGAATATAATCTTTAGATTTAAAATAGTAACTATAATAATATGGTGTTCTGGCACGTTCTCTGTAATATTCTTCAGCGGTCCATTTTTCTGAACCTTTCCAATCAGGCTCCAAACCGATGAATGATTCGTCAGAGTATCCAGATGATTTTGCTTTTTTCTTTTTTCTCATTGTTTTTATAGTCACATTGCCCTCATCATTTACTTTTATATATCAACATTTAAGAATACTATACAGCACATATACATTTTTGTCAAGTTTTATGGGTTTTATTATCAAATCTTGCTGTTTTGGTATTCATATCTACTTCTCTAATGTAATCTATTATCTCTACTGAAAGAGCATTTATTAATAACGCACTTCTAAATTCATTACTGTTATTGGGCATCGTACTATGTAATGTTCTCGAATTATACATTAACGCATCACCAGGATTTGAAACAAATTGAAAACCTTGTGTCGTTAATAGATTATTATATTCTTCTTGGTTCTCTTCTATATCTTTATAATAAAACTTATCTCTATATGAACCAGGCAGAACACATGTTGCTCCATTCTGAATTGTAAACTTATCTAATGGAACGATACATTGTACTCCATACACTTCTTCATTTGATATACGAGCATATTTTTCAAATCTATAGGGCGTATCAACATGAGCCCTTAACTTAGCACTTCCTGGTCTTGTCGTAATTGTATCGACAATATGAATATCCCATTCTTTGCCTTGAAAGATGGCATCGATATATCTACCTAAATTGTCTATTATAGGCTGCCACATCTCTCGTGGTGGCTCTTTACTCCACCAGACGTTATATTCTCTACCTTTACGATGTTTCCCGTAGTATTCCCCATTTACAGCGTTTCCACGATGTATATTGTCTGGGTTCATTGCCCACATTTTAAACTGTCTTACTGCAAATGGAGAAAGAAGTTCTTTTATTGATGTGTAATCTGAGTTTTGCATTATTTCATACCTTCCTAAATGTTTATTTATAATTTAAAAATTATATTACTATATTATATGATAAATACAGTAAGAAGTCAAATTATGGAGAAAAATAGTTATGGCAAGACTTAGCCTATGGAATCCAAAAAAGGGTAACGATTATAAATTTATTGATAAAACAGTCAAGGGACACTTTGACCACGGTGGCACATCACTGCTAATTCATAAGTATATCGGTTCACAAGATAAGACTGATGCTGAGTATGACCCTGCCAAACCGGCAATACAAGATTTACTATTTTTAGAGAACAGAGATAGAAAGTATGACGTGGACGTGTATGACCTTAGAGGTGTATATACAGTATCTGACCAAGACTTTGAATTATCGCAGTTCGGTATGTTCTTAGGTAATGACCAACAAGTGTTCACTCTCCATTTGAACGAGATGGTCAATCAACTAGGTCGCAAAATTATGACTGGCGATGTAATCGAATTGCCTCATATGCGTGATGACATGATATTAGAAGGCAATGATGGTGAAGACCAAGATGCAGTCAATCAATATTGGGTAGTACAAGAAGCAACAAAAGACGCAAGTGGTTTTGACCCAGGATGGTGGCCACATATTTGGCGTGTTCGTTGTAAGCAACTACAAGATACACAAGAATACAAAGATATTCTTGGCACTGGTGAAGAAGCATCTGACTTAAAGAATATTCTGTCTACATACAACAAAGAACTACAAATCACTGATGCCGTTGTACAAGAAGCAAAAGATAATGTTCCTGGAAAATATTGGGACTACCGAACGAACAACTTAATGTATGCAACTCCAAGCAATCATCCAGATGACGTAGACTATGCCACAGTAGCATATGGAAAAGAATTTCCAGATTCTCCAGCAACTGACTCGTACTTCTTAAGAACAGATTATACACCATCAAGGTTATTTCAATACAGAGATAGCAAATGGTACAGAATCAACGATGACGATGGAGCATGGGAAGTCGGACATGCGTTACATAACCAATTTATTAATAACTCAGGAACAGTAACACTTGACGATGGGACAACAATCGTCGGTAAAGTAAATCTGTCAAAAGCAGTTAAACCAAAGGTAGACTAATATGGCACAAAATCATTTCTATGACAATCAGATTAGAAGATACATTTTACAGTTTGTAAGAATGTTCAGTGGCTTCACAGTTAAAACAGGCTCAAAGAAAAACGATGGAGTTACTGATTATTATATTAGAGTTCCTTCAAGGTACGGAGATGTATCTCGTATGGCGGCAACTATTCTCAAAGGAAACTCTGAGAATGTAGTTAACTCTGCGCCATTTATTGCGGCTCATGTTCAAAGTTTACAACCAGATAGACAAAGATTACAAGAACCATTTTTTAATGATGCGGTAAGTGTCAATGAAAGAAAATTTGATTCTACTACAAATGCGTATACTAGTGAACCAGGTAACAAATATAGTG